AGATAAATTCATTGTATAAAAAGCACTTCTATCTACTCTTTCTAATTCTTGCAACCTGCTTCCAGAAGTATATAATACGGTACCTAATCTATAGAAATTGTTTGGAGTTGCTGTAACTGTTATAGTGTTAAAAAAAGTAATAGCATCTCCTGCAGTTAAAGTTTGAGCCGTGTCTGTAATAAATTGTTTATTTATATCCACACCACCGTTTCCATTAGATGTTATTGTAACAGTATTTTCTACATTTCCAGGACTAGCAGTTATAGTATTTCCTGTAATGTAACTTCCAACTGTTATATTAGGTTGTGGAATAATTGTTGTAGATGTTATTATTTGATTTGGTGGGGTAATACTAACACCAACTGTATTTGTTACAGTTCCTCTAGGTGTATTAGCGTTCCATATTAAAGAACTTGATGCTATAGAATAATCAGTTTGAGGTCTTACTATACCATTAACAGCTACAGTAACGATTGCATTTTCTATAGTAGTAATAGTAGTTATAGGGTAATTTTGAGCACCAGTAGATGTTATGCTCCATATAGATGCGACTGCACCTTGGCCCGTAGGAAGATTAAAAATACCATTTGCATAACTAGCTGCACCGGTAGTTTTAAATATTTGTATTTTTTCGTCAAGATTAGCCACTCTATCAGCATAATCTGTATTTGTTTGTGGAACACGTATCTGCTGGTTTAAACTATCAAAATATGCTTCAAATATTTCTAGTTGAACTTGTGCACCTATTTTATTAAACTCAACAGGTGTTAAATAACCTCGCTGTTCTTTATTAAGTATTAATAAAACGGTTTGATATACAGTATTTACGTTTATTGCCATTTTGTATTTTAGTTAATAATGGAAGGGCCGTTTTTAAGCGACCCACCACTATATTTATAGTCACATGTTATTGTAACTTTTTCTCAATTGTTTTGAAAACTTCTACACCTTCATCTGTCTTGAACCATGCAGCCATTGCTGAATATGGATTTTCATCAAAAGGAACAGTCATTAGTTTTCTATCATTTGACCCCCAGTGAAAAGTTCGTTGATCTTGTGATAGCTTAACAACTTGTTGTTCAACAGCTTTAATTGCAACGTTTCTTAAACCAACGTTTTCGTCATTAGCTATAGCCATAAAAGCTTTTGGTGATTTCTTAGCCATTAAAAGTAAATCTCTTTTAATTTCTTTAGAAGTCATTTCACCAACCGCAGTTCCTTTGTCTACTCTTAGTATAGCTTCTGCTTGATCTACATCCATAGCTTTTGCTGCGTTCATCGCATCCAATTCAAGATTTATTTCCTCAAGTTCATCCACCGCTATTACTTCTTTAGAGAATTCTGTAAACACATACTCTTTTCTAGGATGGTATAATGAAAGTAATTTTTGTAAGTTTTGTTTTTCTTTAGGAACACTTAATACACCGTTTTCAAATACAATATGACCTAGTGTTGCTTCTCCTTTTTGTTCATCAATAAAAGGTGAATTCATGTTAGTAGCATATCGTAGTTCTCTTTGACTTCCGCTCTCTGGGTCAAACCAAAGTAATGGAAATTTAACAGAATGTTTTGATCCTAGAGTAAATGTTAAAGGTGACTTATTATCTGATAAGATATAAGTTCTATCCTTGATCTCCCATTGTGGGGCTGTTTTTTCTTTTTTTGACATAATATAATATAATATAATTGATAAAAGTAATAATCACCCCCGTTAGTTCAACGAGGGTAACTACTACGGTAATTCTAGCTTTGGAACAATACGAAATTGTTTGCAGCTTGAGTAATTAGACATCTTTCAGATAACCAGTTAACTTGCATTGCATCTAACTGAGAAGTGTAAGCACCTCCAGCAGATCCAGTGATCCAGTTTTTGTATCGTCTGTCGTCTCCTTGTGAAGCTCTGTATCTTACGTGCAAGAATGGTCTTCTAATGTTAGTACCAAGTGATTGGTCATATACAGTTGAAGTTCCAGCAGGTATTAATACACCGTCAATATTATTAACAGCAACACCACCTCTTGTTGACATATCATTTAGATATTTCCAACTAGTTTTGTAGAAGTCATAAGAACCTCTTCTGAAACCAGAGAAACCTAAATTAAGAGCCATATCTTGAGAATTTTCAAATAAACCATAAGCAACACCACCAGAGAATCCAGCAGAAATTTGTCCTAGCATATCATCAAAATCAAGATCAGTAGATCTATTTAAGAAAAGCATGTTTTCTTCGATAGCTCCTTGAGTGTCAAGATTTTTAAGTACTTGATCAAAATCACTGATACCAGTACCAGCAGAAAATCCAGCAAATATATTACCTCTTGCTTGAATAGCAGCAAAAAGACCTTGAGTACCATGAGCAGTGATAGCAGCGCTAAATCCTGGAACTAATCCAGCAGCAGCAGCAGTAACAAAACCATCCGCTCCAGCAGCACCAGCAACACCAGCAGCTTGTTCACCTTCAACCATTGCCATTTCTAAATAGTCATCAAAACGTAATCTTGTTTCAGATTCAGATTTTAAGTACCATAAATATCCTCCAGTACCATCTTCAGTAGAAACTTCTACCCAACCGATTTGAGCCATATCAGAACCATTGATCTGAAATGAATCTTTTAGTATAATTGGTTGATTAGCAAATTGAGTAAATCTAGGTTCAATAGATTTAACAGTAGCAGCACCACCAATTCCTTGAGGAGCAGATGTTCCTTTAGCAAATACAGAACCATAAACAAACATTTTTAAACTGTTTGTTGCAGCTCCTAAAGCAGCCCAAGTAGCAACTTGGAAAGGATAAGCCGTTACAGATGTAACACCAGGTCCAGCAGCAACAGCTACGGCACCAACAATACCTTTAACAGTAACTCCCGTTGCTGGGTTCATTACTACGATAGTATCATTTGGAAAAATAGCGTTTCTAGCAGCGTTTTGATTAACTAGTGCATTTGTTGGGATTGTTAAAACAAACCCACCAGCTACAGGTAAATTACATTGTTCATAAGAAATATGTAATCTATTTTGTTCTGACCAAATAACTTGATCAGACGACATTGGCATTTCAGCTCCAACCATACGTAAAAATCCAGATAAAGTTCTGTTACCATATCTTTCTACCTCAGCTTCATAAACTTCAGGTAAGTATTGTTGAATAAAATCATTAGCACCACCAGTGTTAAATGCTAAATAGTTTCCTTGCAAAGCAAGTTGTTGTTGCGATGGAGTTAAAGATCCATACGCGGGATTAATTTGTCCCATAATTTTTAATTTTTTTAATTGTTAAATGTTCTCTTCTTTATTTTTAATTTTGAAGAATCGGAACCACTTACAGCTTTGACTTGTAATCCATTAACAAAAACTTCTGATGTAGGACTAGATCTTACATCTTCAGTTATGTTTTTAGATTTAGCAACAAGACTTTTAGTAGCATCGGATTTACCTTGCTCATAAAAGTGTTGTGCAATTTTGTCAACGTTTTCAGCGGCATACATAGCTTTATGATAACCTTTAACATCTTTAACATTTCCTTTGTCATCTAAGAACTTCTTAATTGTGTTGGTAATATTAGACTGTTTAGTTGCAACTTCACTAGGGTTTCTAACTCCATACCTAAATTTCTTTTCTCCTACACTGATGTCAAAACCTTTGAAATCTTTAGAGAAATAATCTTTAGTATTAGATTTAAAATCTTCATGTTGTTGTTGAGCCGTGTTTTGCTCTTCGTTGTAGCGGTTAAAAAATTCCATAGCCTTTTGTTGATCTTGAGTAACTCCGGGTCTCAACTTGATTTCCTCGTAGTATTTACTTTTTAATCCTTCTAAATGGTTTTTGGCTTTCGCAACCTCTTCTTTATATGCGAGTTTCTTTTTACGAACCTCACGTTCCTCGTCCACTTCTTCATCATATGAAAAATTATCTTCAATCATGAAGTTAATTTCACTTGAATCTAAGTGTGATTTGGCTTGTTTGTAATACTCTCTTAAAAGAGTATCGTTGTTTACATTAGAATAGTCAGCATTTAACCTAACATAATCTTCTAACGTTCCACCTGTTTCTTTCATAAAGTCTACGACTTTTTCGATGTTTTCAGGTAATTGAGCTATTTCCCTTGCCTCTTCAGGTGTTGGAGCAATAACTTTTTCTTCTAATTTTTCACCTATTTGTTGTATTTCTTCTTCAACAATTTCTTCAATAGGTTTTACTTCTTCTTGTTCTTCTTCTTTAATTTCAGAAATCGGTCCGGACTCTTTAGTTTCGTCTCCAGATCCCACGCTTTGCAATCCCAATTCGGATCCTTCTTTGCGTAACACGCCGCTCTCTGTTTTTGGTTCTTGAATGGCATCTGATTCTTGTTTTACAGGTTTAGACAAATCCACCTTGGAAATTTCATTCTTGTTAGTTAACTGCTTTGGTTTACGTTTAATTTTAAACGTACCCTCTTGTTTTACTTCTTCTGACATAATATAATATAATATAAATTAATAAATAGGTTTACTGAGCTGCTTGCTCTAAACCAAATCCTCCAGCTTGCTGCTCCACCCCTTGCTGTTCAAAATCAGTAGGTAATAAATCACTTTGCCTTTGAGCAATCATTTTTGATTGTTGGGTTGCTTGTATTTTTGTTCTTTTATCTTTACGATCTTCTATCTCAGCTTCTTTTTGCTGAGTTACCTGCATACCCATTTGAGCTATTTGCAAATCATATTGATGTTGCTCAGCCATCAATTGTTTTTTAATTTCAGCCTCTGTTTGCATCCTTTGTATTTCAAATTGAGACTTAGCTTGTTCTATGTTTACTTTTTCTTGAGTAATAGCTTGCTGTTTTTGAACCTCGTTCATAGCCGCTTGTTCGGCTGCTTTACTATTTGATTCAGCTTGTTGTTGTATAAGTTCTTTTTTATTAGCTTGCTCTTGCTTTTGCTTTTGAGTTCTTTTAAGCTTAAGCATTTGGTTTGCTAATTTTATGTTTTTTATTTGACGAATATCAATAGCGTCTTCTAGATCAATACCTCCAGATTGCAATGCAATTTGAATATTTTGCTCTAGCATAGCTTTATCTTCATCATCAGGCTCTAATTCTAAGTAGATACCAAAATCATATAAATGAATATCTTTTATATCCTCTAAAGTGTTAGTATTATACTTACCTACACTAGACATTAAAGCATTGTTTGTTAGAGAAAATTCTAACATATCAGCCACTCTTAAAGAAATGTTCTCACAAGCTCTTAATGTTAAATATAAACTAGATCTTAATATATGCCTAGTAGCTACGTTTGATGCATTTGCTGCCATTTTTTGTAAACCAACTAAAGCATCTTTATCAGGTTGACTACCGTCTCTAGCTTCATTAAGACCAGTTACGTCTCTTATCATTTGAAGATAATATTGATATGTGCCTATGAGCGATTGTATTTTTCCATTAGCACTTGAGGTTTGTAATTCTTGAATAGGTACCTTACCTCTATTAGGATCACCATCTTGAGTTAAAGATCTACCAACTATTGAACCAGTTTGGAAATACATGTTTAATGCTTCCTGAGGATTATAATTAGTACCATTACCTAAATCAACCTCAGCTAAACCATCAACATCTACAAATACACCATCTGGAACCATTCTTTGTATAACTTGTTGTAACTTTAACGATGTTATCTGAATCATATCAGCAAAACTAGTTATACGTCCAACTAAAGAGTCTATACGTCCTTGATATAAATGAGGAGCACATATACAATAATTCATTTTAACCTTAGTTAAATCACTTTTAGGTCTTGTCATGTTTTCTGCCATCTCCCATTTCAACATCTGTGGTGCACCCATTACTTTAACTCCACTGTATAAAACTTCTATACTTCTTGATACTCTATTAAAATTATCACTTGGAGGAGGGTTAAAAAAGTCTTCTTTTTGTAATGTTTTTTCTAAACCATTTTCAGTTTTCTTTATTTTAAAAACTTGGTCTACGTATGTTTTATATTCAAAATATAATACTTGAATTAAATCATTGTCATAATTAGGATTAGATATATAACCTTGTCTACCTGGGTATCGAGCCATTTTTTCTAATTCATCATCAGTTAAATAAGGAAACTGTTTCTTTAATTCTGGCAATGTTAAAGATTTTATCTCACCTACATACCATAGATCTTCAAAATTAGGATCATTAGTATATGAATAAACTAAATTAGCAGGATCTACATAATCAACAACAACACCCTCTGATTTATTAAAATTTGTTTTCAAAGCTCCAATACCTAGTACTGTAATATCTTCAGTTACTCTTCTGTTAACTAAATCGTATTTATTAAAAGCTAAAATATTATCTATGACCTCTTCCTCTGCAATTTCAATACTTTGCTTATAGCTTAGCTGCATGTGCAACTCTAATTCTTCTTTTGATTTTGGAAGTTGGGATGTAGGGATATTTGATTTAGAGAAATCTTCTCCCGTATATTCTTTAGCAAAACTTATTATATCACCTGCATACATATCTTTAACTACATTACTCATATATGTAGTTCTTTGTTTTAAAGAATATGGATCTTGTGCATAAGCTTTTATATCGTAATTTTTAGAATTAATACCGTTAACAACTATATCTACAAATTTAGGTATAATAGGTACTGGTTTCCAATCTAAATTTAAATAAGATAAATCACCATTGATAGATAATTCATCTTTATATTTTTGCACAGGTTGTTCACCTCTAGCGTATAAACGCAATCTGTTATAATTACTATACCCCGTGTTCCATTTTCCTGCGTTTATTCTACCTCCTCTAAACCATTCATACTCAATAGCTTGTCCAACTTGCAAACCATATTCTAAAGTTTTCTTTTCCGCCTCTGGTACCACCTGACTAGGAAACGCACTATTAGTTACATTAGTATTAATCATTTATTAATTATTTTTGATTCATTGCCTTTATTATCATATTTAGAAAAATTCAAATTGACAAGTTCTTTTACTACTTCAGCAACAGGTTTATATTTATTTTTATTACATGCCATAATAGCTAGTCCCGAACTAATAGATGCATCATGTTTTGTTCTGTTGTTTATATCAAAAGCAGCCCAATCTTCTAAAGTCCTTTGTAAATACATTGTTCCATATTGCTCATTATTGTAACCTACAAAGCTTTCAATATATGATTCAATAGCTGCTGCATGCGCTTGTTTAACATCTTCACTTGAATTTGGTATTCCACCTATTTCTTTTTCAGCAACTGATAACTTAAATAAAACTTTATCAGGTCTATTCATAGAGTATTTTCTATATCCTCTACGTTTTAAATAATATAATAATCTAGGTTTGTTGTTTTCAGCCAGTATTGGCATGCCATAGAAATATAAAGCCATAAGAACATCTTCAAAGAAGATTTCAGCGGTTGGTGGTCTAGATATATATTCTAAAAAAAATAAATTAGGTGGACAACTATCCATCGTAAATTTAGTTAAACCATGAAGTGATCCTTTAGAACCTCTTCCATCCACTGTTCCTGATATATCGTAACTATCACATCCAAAAGCTCCCATATGTTCGTTAGCAGGATATTTTTGGCCATTTTTAGTTATATATCTATTTTGCTGATTTGCATCAGGAATCCACGAAACTATAAACCTTCCATTTTTGTTTGGTGTAAAAATAACCCTAGTGTCTTTAATACCATTTTCCCATTGAAAATTGCCTTGAGTTAATACTCCTGAGTGCTTTAAATCCTCGTTATAATCTATCTGTTCGTATATTTTAGTTAGATTAAATAAAGATTGTTTTGTTTCATCTCTGAACGCGTGTTTTTCTGTACGTGGAAATTGTCTGTAAAGTTCGTTAAGTCCATCAGAATCATCCTTAAGGCCATCTACTTCATTCTCCCAATGCTCAATGACACCGATTTCAATCTCTTGTTCATCGATTCCCTTAACTGGGGACTTCGGAGTGTCAAAGACAGGG